CTCCGCGGATAGCAGACTCTCCGACGCCATGTATGCTGTGGGCTAGTTGGATGCCAGCGGACTCCAAAGCCTCAGAGATGGCGGCGCTTTCTTTGTCGTATCCGTACCCGCCTACTTTGCCTTTTCCGACTGCGTAAGAGTCTTTAAGGTTGAGCCATACGCAAGCATAGGCGGTAGATGCTGGCCAGTACACGCGGACCGTAGCAACGGCGGGATGCTCTGGAGCGCCTGTATAGGGGCATCGGTAAGGCGCTGTGGCCAAGTCTAGGAGCTGGTACTGGCGATAGAGGCCGTGCTGCTCTTTGCGGTAGGAGCCTAGAGAGCGGGACTGTGGAGTGTAAGAGGTTACTGTGTTTTTCATTTTTTGGGATGTTTAGGGTTGAGTAGGGTTGAGACTAGGCAAGGACCGCGCGGAGCTTATCGGCCTGGGCAAAGCGGCCACTACGGCGGTGGATAGCGCAGGCATGCTTAGCGTTGCGAGCGAGCAGCGTGTCGCAATACGCCCACCAGTAGCGGCGGCCTGTTGCGCCGGCGTTGCGGGCCTCTGTGGTCATGGGGAGTCGAGCGTGTACGATGTAGGTTTTCATGAGGTTTTATGGTTTGTTAGTGGCGCCTTATCAGCACCCCTTAGCCTCCCCCGGTGCGAGAGAGGCTAGCGGGTGCGGATTAGGCTTCGCAAATATCAAAGATCTCCGTGCCCTTTGCATTGGCGCGCAGGGTGGCGAGCAGAGCGTGGGCGGCCTCCCACTCTAGGCAGGCCACAATCTCACCGTCGTAGTCGGTAGCGTGAGCGTAACGAGAGACAAACATGGGGGTCCCGCCGTCGTTAATGAGGGCGGCGATGTAGGGTTGGCAGTTAGCTGTAGTAAGCATGCTTAGAGTATCGGCAGGTTTGTGAGATAACTTAAAGAAAAAAAGAAAGAAAAGTTAAGCATGGCAGCGTGCCGGGTGCAGAGGGATGACCAGGCGAGCGGGTGCAGCTCGAGAGCGAAACAGGTGCAGCGGGTGCCGCATAAGAGCAGGGTGCCGAGTGCCGGCAGCGGGTGCGGGTGCGACAAAGCATGAAGTATAGTTCAGGTAATGCGTGCCCGCACCCTCTCCCCACAGGCAACGCGCGTGCTCCCCTCGATGCCGCCCCTGCTCCCCTCAATCCGCCCCTACACTCCCCTCAATCGGCTGTTTCCATAACGCCAGACAACGTACGTCATATAGAGCTACAGAGAGGATTTGCAGCCGGGCTAGCTCCAAAAGCGGTCCAGGCTCGTAGGCAAAGCTACCGTGTCAGACTGGATCAGATAGGGGGGGAGGGGGTCGGCCTCTGTCTGAGAACTTTCGCTACAACTCATCCCCCCACCTGAAAATTATTTCCCGCAATGGCGGCCCCTGCTTCTGTCGCGCCTCTACTCCTCCTGGCCCCTGCTTCTCTGTGCACGCTCGCTTGACGCCCTGCCGTGTCTTAGCTACACCTGCCTGTGACGACTTGTGTGGCTGAAAAAGGACGTGGGCATGTTGCCCCTGTGAGAGTAGCGCTTGTTCCCTCCTTGAGAGTGGAGGCTTGAGCGCCAATCTTGCAGCCGGTTTGCTTGTGCAGACTGGGCGTCCTTTCCTCGCGTCGGGTGTGTATAAAAATTAAACACTTTAATCCGTAGAACGAGAATGCGTATGAGATTTACAATTCATGAAAAGCAGGTGAAGGCGAAGTTGGGTGCCGATTATGACTTGAGCAAGTACACGGAAGGCGTGGACTACAGGCGGCAGAAGACCGGGTTTGGCAGCCGCGTCATGTTTAAGACCGGCTTGTTTGATTTAAGCGGCGATCTTAATGGCTCAAGTGACGCTCAAGTGGACTTAACCGCGGTTATACCGCAACAAGAGCCAAGTATAATCGCGTTAAGTGTGGTTGATCCCAGTTTAGTGGAGCACAAGCAGGACAAGCCACCGATCTTAATTAAGGTGGACGATCTTAATTTGCCTGAGTCGCCAGTGATGACCAGGCCGGCGCTCTTGGACGGGAAGGTCCGCACAGCCAAGGTCGTTAAGAAGCATCAGAACCAGCGTTATGTGGAGACTGATACGCTTGGCAAAGTGTTTGTTGGGAGCAAAGGCCACCAAGTCAAACTTAACCAAGTCATCCAGGTTAAGGATGGTAGCCTCTACCTAGGCTAAGTGTACTTAATCAATGGTAGCTATTTAAGCTATGTTACCTTGTTGCTACCCCTTCGGGCCGACGGCCCGACCCTTCGGGGTAGCCTACTGAAGCTACATACTTCCGGTAAGGAGAAATCCGGAGTCTGAGCATAGTACCCCCAAGACTGAGTGTTAGCCACCTAGAATTGGGGGTAGTGCTCAAAGTTGAAGCGTCACACTTCCGTATAAGTGTCACCGTCGCGTCGCATATCACAGTCTTTGCCCATGGCTACCCGTTCAGCCTAGCATTGTCTCTATCGCGGACGACTGTGCAGCACTCACCGATTCTTGAACATCGGTGATCTTTAATCTCGGCCCAGAGGTATACCGAGAACCATGTCTTCATCCGGTGGTTCCATGTTTCAGGTTGACCAGCGGCTACGCGGCGTTCCCTATGTTGGGGCGCAACGCGAACATCCCAAAAATCCAGTACCATGTCAATGTCAGACGAGCAGAAAGATCGCCTCATCCAAAAGATTCTCAAGTTTCCGCTGGTTGAGCATCCATTGATGCCGGCTCCCTCCGAGGAGCAGCGGATGACGATGATCAACAACGTCGGCCCTGAGGAAGTCATGCGCCTCTTCCTGATGCGGGAGCAACGTGTGAAGGCTGAGCTTTCTGATCCACATCGCTACGGTACGGAACTGGAATCTTGGAAGGATGCTGACTCAATCCTCAACAACCATTCGGAGCTGCTCATCCTTGGTGGCAACCGGGCTGGAAAAACTGAGTACGCTGCCAAGCGGATCGCCCAAGCATTTGTGGGCACTGACCTGAATGGCTTTGCTCCTGACTGGGTGAAAGAGAAGTTCCGCAAGCGTGGCGTGAACATCTGGTGCCTACACCAGTCCAACTCGACCAGTGTGGCGATGCAGCAAAACGTCTTTCACAAGTACCTACCGATTGAGCTTAAGGAAGCCAAGCGCAGCAGGACTACCCATGTGAGTTGGACGCAGAAGAACGGTTTCTCTGACAACACGGCAGTCTACAACGGAAACCAGATTTGGTTCATGAACTACATGCAGGACATCAAAGTCGTCGAAGGCGGCGAGGTGGACTTTGTGTGGTGCGATGAACTTGTTCCGGCTGACTGGCTGGAGACGCTCAAGTACCGTTTGGTCACCCGCAACGGGAAGCTGATCGTTACCTTTACGCCCATTCAGGGCTACACCCAGGTTGTTAAGGAGTTCATTTCTACCGCTAAAATTAAGCAGTGGAAGCAGAGCGAGCTTCTGCCCAACAACAACGTCATCGGTGTACCAAAGGGACACATGCCCTACATGGCAGAAGGTGTGTACGGAAAACACGGCTGCATCTGGTTTCACTCCAAACTTAATCCCTACAACAACTGGGAGCGGATGTGCCAGACCCTCAAAGGGCGCAGCACGCACGACATCAAGATCCGTGCCTATGGCTGGGCAGACCAGACTGCCGGCAGTCAGTTCCCAATGTTTGGTGAGGCAAACATCTTCACTGACAGTGTTACGGAACGTGTGCCAGAGGGCACCAACTACATGGTGGCTGATCCGGCAGGAGCCCGAAACTGGTTCATGCTCTGGGCCAGGGTGGACGCACATGGCACCATCTGGATCTACCGTGAATGGCCGGATCAGAGCTACGGTGAATGGGCGCTTCCAAGTGACAAGGCTGACGGTCGTGCCGGCCCTGCACAGAGAAGTGGAGCTGGCCGCGGCGTAAACGAGTACACTGAACTGGTCTGGAGCCTAGAAACCCATGCTGACAAACGCGAGGAGATTGCAGAACGCTACATTGATCCGAGAAGCGCAGGCACGGAGACGACGAGCAAGGAAGGGGGTGTTACTCTTTTGGATCTTCTGCTTGACGCTTCTGAGCCTCTTTATTTCCTTCCTGCTGCTAGTGTCTCGGTAGATGAGCGTGTTTTAATCATCAACGATTTGCTTTGCTATAATCGTGAAGCAGATATTGATATTAAGACTAACCACCCGCGGCTAATGGTGCATGAGAGTTGCCAAAACCTTATTTACTCTTTAAGAGAGTGGACTGGGCATGACGGGCAAAAGGGAGCGTGCAAAGATCCGATTGACGCTTTAGGTTATCTTGTGGTAATGCAACCTAGCCACTCAAAGCAATTAAACAAGGAGTGGCAAAAGTTTAATAAGTGCGGGAGCTATTAAAGTATGTTAAGAACCAACACTGATGTTCTGGCAATTGCCTCAAAGAACCCGCATGTAGGCGAACTTTTGAGCGAGTACAATCGCGCTATGATCAACTCCTCTCAGGGGAATCTGGTCACTAAGTTTGACAATATCCGTTTCTGCCGGTGGCCTGGGCAGACTGATGACGGCAAGAAACACTCTGAAAACCGCAGCGAAGGCGATCCAGCATGGCCGTTTGAAGGTGCTTCTGACGTTCGCACCCGCCTCATCGACGCTACCTGTAACGAACTGACCGGCCTGCTTGTAGGTGCGTTTCAGAAGGCAGAACTGCGAGCCAACGGCACTGAGCTAACCGACATGCCTGTGTCCCAGATTGGGACGACTCTGCTCCGCTGGATTCGCGACTGCAAGATGCCGCAACAACTCTACAAGGAGGCTACTCTTGCTGCTCAGTACGCACTTCAGTACGGCTGGAGCGCCTTCTTTGTGGGCTGGCAACAGAATATCAGTGTCCGTACTCAGGACATTTCCATGGATCAGATCATGGCACTGGCCCAGCAGTCAGGCAGCCAAGTGCTCATGGAGTTGCCTCAGTTAATTACGACTGCTCCTGAGCAAGCTGCGGAGATCATGCAGACTGCTCTGCCTGCCCTTAAGGCGTCTGATGCCAAGCGCATGGTCCGTGAGTTGGCCGAAACCGGCGCAACTACGATGGACGAGGAGTACGTCAGCAAGAACTTGCCTGAGATCGTTGCCCTGAAGCCTTGGGACGAGATCATCTTCCCGCCCGAAACAGCAGATTTGCAGCGTTCCCGCGTTATTTTTCGCAGAACTTGGATGTCTGAGGTTGAGTTGCGTGAAAAAATCACGACTGAAGGCTGGAATCCAGACTGGGTTGAGCGTGCGTTGCAGCAGTTGGGCAAATCCAGCTCCTACTACAACATCAACCTACTGCCGACCACCACCATGATGGTTTACAACGGTGTAAACTACATGAACATGGTAGAGATTGTGTACTGCTACACGAAGAGCCTCGATGGCGACGCTCCTGCAATCTTTTACACTGTTATCTGCCCTCAGGCAGCGTCAAATCGGCAGTCTGACGGTGACTCTTGGGCCATTCACGAACGCCTCGATTACGCCCATGGCGAGTATCCCTTCGTGGAGTTCCGCCGCGAGCAGATCCGCCGCGCTATCACTGACACCCGCGGGATTCCTGAGCTTGCAACGACCGATCAGGATGAGATTAAGGCTCAGCACGACTCGATTCGTGACCATACAGCCTTCTCTACACTGCCTCCGATCAAGGTCGTTAAGCGTGTCGGTGCCATCAACAAGATCGGCCCAGGCGTGTCTTTGCCGGTTACCAGCCAGAACGATTACACGTTCATGGAGCCGCCGGCCCGTGAGCCTACCGTAGCGTTCAACCTGATCCAGCGTGTTGAGCAACAGCACGCAGCCTATTTTGGCACGAACAACTCGATGGTGAATCCCATGACTACCCAGATGCTTCAGCAGGCACTGGTCAACTCATGGCTGCTGTCGTGGCGCTCTGTGTTCCGGCAGATGTTCTCCCTGTGCTGCCAGTACATGCCAGCGCAGGAGATTCAGCGCATCACCGGCGGTGTATTGCCTCAGAACTTGTCTGAGATCCACAACGAGTTTGACATCAACGTCCGCTTTGACGTGATGAACTTGGACAAGGAGTACATCGCCCAAAAGGTGGACTTCCTGACCAAAATTAAGCAGATGGACACAGGTGGAGTGCTTAATGCTAATCGCATTACCGAGATGTTGATTCAAGCTATCGCGCCAGAAATGGCCGGTGAACTGATTATGAATCAGGAGCAGGCATCTCAGAAGATGTTTAAGGATGTTCAGAATGACATCGGCATGATGCTTCTTGGTAACGAAGCCCTGTATCAAGAGAATGATCCCGCGGCTCAGACTAAGATGCAGTTTGCCCAGCAGGTGATGCAGAATAATCCCAAGGCTCAAGCTGCTCTTCAGAGTGACGAGAACTTCAGGGCGCTCTTTGAAAACTACATTAAGAGCCTGCAAATGAGCGTAATGCAGCAGCAAAACGCGCAGATTGGCCGACTTGGTGTGACACCAATGCAGCAGCAACCTGGGCAGTAATATGACGCAAAAAGAACGCGCAGCTTACGGCTTTGCCGGCAAGAACCACATGTGGGATCAGATCATTGAGACGATCCAACAGATGCAGGAAACCATGTGGATGGCAGCTATCAGCAACAATCACAAAGGCGAAGACCGTGTTCACGCTTGTGGCCAAGCAGATGGTGTAAACTTGGTTTACTCAACTCTTTTAACACTAAGACAAGAAGCATTAAAACTAAATGGCTTGACTGATGAAAAGGATTTGGCATAACGCCATTAACGGGCCTTCCAGCGTTACTGGATTGTAATTAAAAAAGGACACTTGCGACCTTAAACGCATGAACGAAAACGAAGCACAGCCTGATTCCGGTGATCAGGAGGCAGGATCAAATGCCGTTGCACAGAAACTCGGTTTAATGGACGAAAGAGATCTTAGTGATCTTCTCAAATCCACATTCCTTAACGAGGAGGAGACGGCTCCGGTCACACAGGAGCAGGAGTTGGAAGAAGTGGCGGATTCCTCTGGCGAGGACGATCAGCTTGCTGAAGACGATTCCGAACCGCACGAAAGCAGTTCTTTGACCAAGGGTGTCCAGAAGCGCATCAACAAGTTAGTTGCTGCGAAGAAGGCTGCCCAATCTGAACTTGAAGCGCAAAAAGCGCAGTTGGCACAGCTTCAACAGGAACTTGAGTCTGCAAAGGCTTCTGTGCCTGTAAAGCAGCAAGACCAAACTGACTTTGCAGAAGGGCTGAATACCTTTGACCAGGTAAAGGCCGAGTATGACAAGGCAGTCGAAGTGTTGCTGTGGTGCGAGGACAACGCGGATGGAGGCGTCATTACCCTGCCTGACGGCACGGAACATGAGCTTTCAGACAAGGAAGTCCGCGCAATGAAGCGCACGGCAATTAAGCGCAAGGAGGTTGAGCTTCCTGCACGCCTGAACTACCTGCAACAGCAGCAACAGTCAGACGCGCAGGTTTTTGCTGACTTTCCTTGGATGGCAAAAAAGGACTCTGAAGAATATCAGGTTGCCCATCAAATTGCTAAAGACTTCCCAGAGCTAAGAAAGCGAAGGGCGGACTGGAAGCATGTTATTGGGCTTATGGTTTTGGGAGCAAAAGCGTATGCCGAACAAAAGGCAAAAACTAAGACTCAAAGCCAACCGATTCGACGGGCTCCAGTGCAGCCACGTGTCACAAAAGCTCCGCCCGCACGCACTTCAACATCAGATGAAACAAAGGCTAAACAGCAGTTTGCAAAAACTGGTGGCAGTCGTGACGGCTTAACCGACTTGGTAAAAGCAATGAACTTTGTCTAGTTCACGCAGTAAACGCAGTAACCTTATTCAATTATGCCTGTTCTAACAGAACCCAATCTATCCGGTCGCGGTAAACGCGAAGACCTCATGGACATGATCGCCTTGGTTGACGCCAAGGACACGCCGTTCACGTCCATGGCCAAGAAAGGCTCCAAGCCTGGCAATATGTACTTCCGCTGGCAGTCTGACAGCCTCCCAACCCCTCAGGTTGGTGGCACGCCGGACGGCTTGGACGTAAACCTCACGACTGGTGTCACCAACTACGTTGTTGGCTACCGCGCTGAGCTTGCCAACTACGCTCAGGTTTACCGCCGCGCAGTCCGCGTCTCCAAGCTGACTCAGGACATCGCTGATGTCGCTGGTGTCCGTGATGAGCTGGCTGACAACGTTGCCAAGGCAATCACTGGGATCAAGCGCGACATGGAAGTCACCATGACCTCCAACCAGGTTTCCCAGCTCGACACTGGTGACCAGACGACTGCGTACCGCACCGCGGGCGCGCAGACCTGGATCAGCAATGCCGGCACTGGCACTCCGACTCCTGGCGACATTCCCACGATTTTCCGCACTCCGACGACCTCTATTGTTGGTGGCGGCACTGCGCTGGGGACCTCGCTGACGGACACGGTTGTACAGGGCCTGCTCAAGTCGATCTTCGATCAGACTGGTCACTACACCAGCTTTGACTGCATCGTTGGGACGGATCTTAAGCGTGCCTTCACCGGCCTGCTGGGTACCACTTCCCTGACGACCACCTCGACTGCTGGCGTGACTGGCGCAGGCGCAACGAAGGTGCAGACCTTCCAGCGCGATGCAGCCGCGGACACCTACATTCAGTCAATGGACGTGTTCCAGGGTGATTTCGGCACGGTGCGCTTGCATCCGACGACCTTCATCGGCACCGTTGGTGGCAGCCCGTTTGTATGGACTCCCACTCCCTACAAGGGGTTGGTGCTCGACATGAACCTCATCGAAGTTCGTTACGGTGGCAATGTGGCTCAGGTCACTGCCCTGTCTGACAACGGTGGTGGTCCTGGTCGTTTGATCGAAGCAGTTGCTGGTCTGGTTGTCGGGAACCCGCTGGGCCTCGGCAAGTTCGACTACAACGCTGCTTAGCAGTTTTAGAGCCCGCCAAGGCTAGACGCGAAAGCGTTCCTCAAACCGGCGGGCCACTACTTCCGCGACACCTGCGGCGATGCCAGTGGTGTGACAGGCCGGAGAGACGGCCCCAACTCATCAACCATGTGTTGAAGGAGTAACGAGGCCACCGTATAGTGGCTTCAGCTTTTGCGACACCTGCCATGCTGGCTCCATGCCGGCGGCACGGACCGGGACTTCTCGGTCGCCGCAGTGGTGTGACTAGCTGGAGAGACAGCTTCGTCAGCGATTGACGTGTGAGTCGTGGGGAACGCACCTCTTAGTGGCGTGACACCTCGGAGAGACGGGGGCACTTTTATGATCGTACTTCCTATTCCAATAATCCCTGAATTGATTCAACGATATGTCGGCGTGCAGGCTCCAGCCAATCTGGTAGCCTTAGCCAACAGAAAGCCCGCCAGTAGCGGGCCTGAAGGCACAGACGGCTCAGCTATGCCGCCCAGCAAGATTAGCCCCTACAGTGGCATCTATGACGCACAGGGGCGGCTACCAAAGATTCCAGGTGCAGGCACAACTTTCATGGCTCGCGTATGATTAGCATCCCAGAAAACATGGTTGGGCAGCTTGAAAAAGAGCTGCGTGCAGGCTGGGAGCGTAATAAGATTGAGGCTAAGGCTGCAGCTCAATCCAATGCTCGCTTTAACGCGGAAAGACACAAGTCTGTGGAAGGACTTGGTCAAAAGATTGCGACGATACCGGCAACGGCTTACCACTTTTGGGGGCAAAAGCTTGGATACGGATGCTGGAATGACAAAGCATTCATGCACGAGTTCTTGCGTGACAATCCAGAGTGCAGAGTAAATAGTGGTGGCGTAAAAGAAATCAGTGTAGGATGGACGCCACCTAGCAAATGAAGACAGTACCATTTAGCGCAATTCTTGCAGAGTCATGCCAGTTAATTGGCTTGGATCGGAATACGCTAAATGACAAGTCATTTGCAGCTATCCGCGATTTCACTAATCGCCGGTTAAGCATGATCTGGGATCGGGAAGATTGGCCCGATATTCAGGAGATCCAGCAGCTTTGGCCAGGCACTGCCATCAGCAATGTTGTCGCTGATCCGATTGAGTTGCTGACTGAGTCAGGCGTTGAGCTTCTTCAGGAGAATGGCAACACACTGTTCTTTCAGAATGCTGAGAACACGATCCCTGTAACCATCACGCTTGATCCAAACTACCCGCGGATATACCTCAGGGACTTCTCTGAAGAGGCTTGGCAGCAGGGAACGATTGGCAACTCAAACGTCAACATCATCAATCCATTCTGGATTCTGAAGGAGGACGGCACGCTCGCATCTTCTGCTGCCACTCAGTACACGTTCAGCTACACTGTTGGCGACCCAACGACAGACCCGTACATCACATCGGTCACTGTGCAGATGCCTTGGTGCACGCCTCAGTGGACGAACATTAGCGGCTCAACGCTGGAGTTTGTGAACAACCGGCAGCCCATCGCAGTGGTTGCTGGTCAGGCAATAGGTTGCTGGACAAATGATCCTCGCAAGACTTCCCGCGGGAGGGATGAGTCTTTCATCGTGGAAAACATGCCTAACTTGGACACGAACACAACAGTGTCCACAGAGATCTTGAGTCAGGATCTGTTTGTGCTCAGGTTTCCAAACTTCAGCACCAAGTTTGTGCTTTTGCGTGCTGTAGCCCCATTCTTATTCGGCACTCGATACGATGCCACCTTGGCTTATCCTGCTGGCTCACAGGTCTATTATGACCCAAATCAAGGCAGCTCTGCGTACAACCCGCCAAGCAAGAACCTGCCAGTAGCTGGCAACTTTTGGAACGCATACAGCAACGCTGCTATCGGCGTGCTGCCGGCTAATCCAAGCTTCTCTTGGAGGTTGGCTGAGATTCCGTTCCGTTTTAAGAGCTACCTTGTGAATGCTGTGAGTGCTGATTTCCTTCGCTCTGAAGGACGAGCGGCAGAGGCTGACTCGCTTGAAGGCATGGCTGAGTTTGCGGTTCAGCAGCAGATTGATGTGCTTATCCGCCAGCAAGGCCAGATTCAGCGGATGAACATGGTGTACACTTATTAAGTATGATTACCAAGTTCATTAGAAAGAGGAATCAGGACCCATCTAAGGCGTTCAATAAAAACTTTGCCAGAATACAGGTTTCTGGTAATAACCAGACTTTCATGTTTAAGAAGACTGTGCCAGCATCTTCTGCGGCAAACTATCTTACAACTGAAGCCGGATTTAATCTTACCACTGAAGGCGGAGACAAATTGACTTTAGGCTAATATGGGCGACAAAATCACTCAACTACCAGTAGCAACAACCGTTGATGGAACAGAAATCGTCCCGATTGTCCAGGGTGGAGCAACTAAACAGGTCACTGGAACAATACTGCGCCGCCCAGTCGGAGCTGCCGGAGGAGATCTTGCAGGAACATATCCTAATCCTACGCTTGCTGCTATCACGTCCGCACAGACAGTCGGAAGCGCAACCCAGATACCAGTCGTTACCGTTGACCAAAAGGGACGTGTAACCGCGGCGAGCACGGTTGCCAACACGATGGGTACAGTCACCAGTGTTGTGGGTGGCACTGGGCTGACGGGCGGCACGATTACGTCCACCGGCACGTTGGCAGTCAGCTATGGCACAACCGCAGGAACGGCAGCACAAGGAAACGACGCTCGCTTGTCTGACTCTAGGCCTCCCACTGGCGCTGCTGGTGGCGATCTGGCTGGTACATATCCCAATCCAACGTTGGCTGCGGTTACGACTGCTGCCACTGCTGGAAGCTCATCGCTTATTCCAGTTGTAACTGTAGACGCCAAAGGTCGTGTCACTTCGCTGGCGACTCAACCTAACTCTGCCTTGGGCGCTGCTGGCGGAGATCTGACCGGAACGTATCCAAACCCAGCGTTGGCGGCTGTAACTACCGCTCAAAGTAACATTGGAAGCGGAACTCAAGTGCCTGTCATTAGCGTTGATGCTAAAGGTCGCGTGACTTCGCTTTCTAGCGTTCCAGTATCTGCTTCTGTAAACGCGATCACTGCACTAACTGGAGATGTTACTGCAACTGGACCTGGCTCTGTGGCCGGCACTTTGGCAGCTATCACGACTGCTCAGACCAACGTAGGCAGCAGCACGACTGTGCCGGTTATCAGCGTGGACGCAAAGGGACGTGTGACCGCACTTAGCAGCACGCCTATCAGCGGTTCTGCTGGCGGCACAGTGACTAGCATCACGGCTGGGGCTGGTCTATCTGGCGGCACAATTACTGGCAGTGGCACAATTGCCATTGCGGATGTTACCACTGCTCAGACTGCGGTTGGCAACTCGACTACGATTCCGGTCATTACAGTAAATGCTCAAGGGCAGATTACAGCCCTTAGCACAGCAGCAGCCGCTGGCGGCGTTGCCTTGGCAACCACTGCTCCAGCAGCCCTTGCTGCAACCGCTCAAGTTGGAACTGGCACAACGGCAGCAAGAGATGATCATCAGCATCCTTTTCCAACTACTGCACAAGGAGGCACGGGGCAGACAACTTATACGGATGGACAGTTGCTGATTGGAAATAGCACTGGGAACACGCTCTCCAAGGCAACGCTAACCGCCGGCTCCAACGTAACCATCACGAATGGGCCTGGAACGATTACGATTGCGGCAACTGGATCAGCAACATCAGGAGCAATTGACGCCTATGTGCTTGTTGTAGCTGGAGGCGGAGGTGGTGGGTATAACGCCGGAGGTGGCGGAGGTGGTGGTGGGTTTGTTTCTGAAAACATGTCCCTTAATCCAGGAACTGTATACAATGCAGTTATTGGAGCAGGTGGAGCTGGCAGTACTCTTTCAAATGTTACTCCTGGAGCTGGAGCAGCCGGCTCTAATTCTACATTTGCAAACTTAACTGCGTTAGGCGGAGGTGCTGGAGCATACACAAGCACAACTGTATTTGGAGGAAATGGAGGATGCGGCGGAGGCGGAGGCGCTACGACTGGACCAGCTACAGGTGGATATGGGACTTCATTTCAAGGGTACAATGGAGGATCAAATGGTGCTTCAATCAGTGGCTATACAATGGGGTGCGGAGGTGGTGGAGCAGGGTTACCCGCATTGTCGATTAACACAAACAGCACAACTGCCCCTTCTGGAGGTGCTGGGGCACTTAGCGTTATCACAGGCTCTGCTGTTTATTACTCTGGTGGAGGTGGAGCTGCTGGAGATAGTAGAATCGGAGCAGGAGGGCCAGGAGGCATTGGGGGGGGAGGAAAAGGCGCGGGATTTGATGGTTCTGCGGTAGCTGGAACTGCAAACACTGGTGGAGGTGGAGGAGGCGGGGCATATTATGCTGCTAACTTTACTGCAAAAGCAGGTGGTTCTGGAGTGGTTATTTTGTCTATCCCAACTAGTCGCTATACTGGATTCATAACTGGATCTCCTGTTGTGACAACGTCTGGAGACAGGACCATTCTTCAATTTAACTCTTCTGGGTCTTACACAGCTTAATTTATGGCTCACTTTGCAAAAGTAATTGATGGCATTGTTGCTCAGGTAATTGTTGCTGAGCCTGACTTTATCAGCACCCTTGCTGATTCAGGCCAGTGGCTACAAACCAGTTACAACACCCGCGGCGGCGTGCATTACGGACAGGACGGGCAGCCTGATGGCGGCGTGGCGCTGAGAGCCAACTATGCCGGCGTTGGGTACACATACGACCAACAGAATGATGTCTTCTATGCTCCGCAACCTTTCCCTTCATGGACGATTGGCGCTCCTGACTGGATCTGGAAGGCACCAGTTGACATGCCGTTGGATGGCAAAGAGTACAAATGGGACGAAGCTGCCCTAAATTGGATTGAACTCGCTTAATTATGGCTGACATCAAAATCTCCCAGCTTCCAGTAGCAACGACCGTTGCTGACGCTGACGTCCTTGTCATCAATCAAGGCGGTGACACTAAGCAGGTAGCCCGCAGCCTGGTTAAAGGCGCAGGCACGGTGACAAGTGTCACTGGTGGCACCGGGCTTACTGGAGGCACGATCACGGGCTCAGGCACGCTTGCTGTGTCGTATGGGACAGCCGCTGGCACTGCCGCACAGGGCAATGATGCCCGCCTTTCAGACAGTCGCACGCCATCTGGAGCTGCCGGTGGGGATCTTTCAGGAACGTACCCAAATCCTACACTCAACACGGTAGCGGCGGCAAAGGGCGGCACTGGACAGACAGTTTACACGGATGGCCAGCTTTTGATTGGCAACACTGCCGGCGGGCTTACCAAGGCTACGCTGACTGCTGGTAACGGTGTCACGGTAACCAACGGCAATGGAAGCATTACGATTGCTACTACTGGAGGAAATGAACCCGCCGGAAGTTTTTATGAGTTTTTTGAGCAGTTTTTTGCAACCGCGCCATTGCTTGGAAATCTAGCTTTTGCTGTGACTGGCGGATCAAACACACAGGTTTCAAGTATTGGTTTTGGCGTTGTTACAATGTCTACGGGAGCAACGGCAGCGGCAAACCAGCAATCTCGACTCACTCAGGTCACCAACGCACAAATTACTGGCACTGGAACTGCACGTTGTGTTTTTCGCGTAGGTCAAAGCGGAGCAACTTGGTTTGATGGCACACTCACAGGTGCGTTTCGCTGTGGCTGGGGAGATTCCGTTACGGGCGAGTCTGCAAACGGCATTTACTTCCGCTCGCAAAATGGCCAAGGAATTGATTTTGTAACAAAAATCTCAAACATAGAAACACTTACATCCACAGGTGTTTCTTTTTCTGATGGCACTTTTCAGACATTGGAAATCCTTGTTAATGCAGCCGGAAATCAGGTGATTGCCAAAATTAACGGCAACACAGTCGCAACGCACACGACAAACATTCCAACGGGCAGGTTGATCTTTTTTAGCCACATCAACCGCGTGGCTGCGACTGGCACGGCAGTCATTGCAAACATGGATTTTGTTTATCTCAAAGTTACTCCAACAACGCCATTCTTTTAACAAATGACTACGGTATACCGCATTGTTCATCCATATGGCTGGGTTGAGTTCATAGACCAAGCAAAGGCAGAGGCATATCGCGACAGCCACCATGCTGGGTGTGAGATTCAAGAACTTCAAAGGGACTTGTCTGAAAATGCCTCGTAAATCTACCTCTCTGTCTGTTGGCCGCGGCGAGAAGCTACCCGTTTCCAAGGGTGCTGGGCTCACTGCAAAAGGCAGGGCCAAGTACAACAAGGAGACTGGCAGTAACCTCAAGGCTCCTGCTCCGAATCCTAAGACCAAGGCTGACGCTGCTCGCAAGAAGAGCTTCTGCGCCAGAATGTCTGGAATGCCTGGCCCAATGAAGGATGCCAAGGGCAACCCGACGCGCAAGGCTGCTTCGCTTAAACGCTGGAACTGCCGCTAATTTATGGAAAAGTTCATATCGCACATCCTTGAACAGGTGGCAGGCCAAGGCTTGTCCATGGCATTCACCATCGTTGCTGTCTACTATCTGTACGGCAAGATCAAGGAGTGCGAAGCGGATCGCAAAGCTCTTTGGGAACGACTGTTTGAGCACACTGAATCAAAATGAGCATCCTCAAAACCTACCTACGGCAACCTTCCACCTGGCTTGGCCTCGCTAAAATTGGAGCTGCCGCTGGCATATATTCCGCCGGAGTTGGTAACTCTGTCGCAACTGCTATTGTCAGCATTTTTGGCTTGGTGGACGTCATTCGCAATGAGCGCCAATCCAAGTAATCCCAACTTCGAGCGTGCCCTGAAGTTCGTCCTCAAGTCTGAGGGCGGCTTTGTTAATCACCCGCATGACAAGGGTGGCAAGACCATGAAAGGCATCTTGCAGCGTGTCTACGACAAGTATCGTGACGACAAGCAGGAGGACCGGCGTTGCGTGTCTCAGATTTCTGACGAAGAGGTTGAAGACATCTACTACAACGATTACTGGGTGCCTGGGAAGTGCTACAAGTTCCCGTGGCCACTGTATGCCGTTCACTTTGACGGATGCGTGAACAGTGGGGTTGGTCAGGCTGGCAAGTGGCTCCAAAGAGCCGTGGGCTCCGCTGCTGATGGCGCTATTGGGCCAAAGACCATCATGGCTTACGAGGCCAAGGTGCAGGAAGTTGGCGTGGATGCCATCGTTCAGGACATTCTTAAGCAGCGCAATGGCTTCTACAAGCTGCTTGTTGAGAAAGACCCAACTCAGAAGTCATTCATAAATGGCTGGCTTAATCGCTTGGATAACCTTAAAGAATACATCGCATGAGCAAGCTCACCTTGGTACTTGGCTCCCTTATGGGTGGCGGCAACAAAGAATACTGCCCAGATTGTGGCTGTGAAATGAAGTCCAACGGCACTTGCCCGGACTGTGGCTATGGCGAGGAAGAGGACGAAGATGACATGGAAGAAGAAGGTGAAGATGAGGGCATGGACATGCAGGCCCTTATTGACCTCAAGAACGACCTTCAGCGAGTAATGGAAAAGATCGACAGGTTGATCGTCAATGGCGACTAACGACACACAGCCAGCCCAAATCAGGGATGGTGATGACTGGTTCCTAGGCTTTGCAAGCCGACTAGATCCAGGCAACATCCCCGAGAAGATGTTGCAATCCTCACAGAACATGAGGTTGCAGCGGGGCACTGCTACGATTCGTTTAGGCGCAAAGAGGCTTAACGGATTTATTCAGGACAACCGCATTCCAGATCTGCGGAGCACGACAGTGTACACTGACCCCAACACTGGGGAAGACTTCATCCTGATGGTGCTGGGTGGAGGGATGATGCTGTGCTATCAGGACGGCACGGTTTACAAGTACATCAATTTTACTTACTCCACGAACGTCAATCCGGTTGGGTTTACATCCCCAGAGATTAACATTGGCACGGAGACGCAGGCAATTCAGGCGCTTGACAAGGTGTACATTCTCCGCGGGTCTGCCACAACTCCGGCAGCAGCGGTTACGTTCACGAATGCAGCCATTTCGTCTGGAACCTGGGGCACATTTACTGTCATTGGATTCCCATGGAGAAAGTGGCTTGCGCTACCATACGTTACGGACACTGATGCCGGAACGGTAACGATTACCATTCCAAGAGATCACGGCTTTCAAATTGGAGATGTTTTGGAAGTATTTTCTCCAGTGCAGTTTTCCACTACGATTACTGCAATAACAAACACGACGATAGTTGTTGATTACAGGCCGTCGTTGCCAGTGTTTCCAGGTAATATCTCATTCATGCTTTACACTGATGTGTACGGCACTGAATTGATTATTCAAAGCACACACCAGCCACATTTTAATGGAACTTATCCAGTACAGAATCCTGCCACTATTCTGACAACTGGAAATGTTGTGCTTCATTATTTTAATAATACTGGAAGCAATATATCTGCTAACACAAATCAATCAGGCATGACTGCATTGCAGGCAAAAAGCCCGATTGTGTGGGATGGCGTGTCCACTACGGCATCGCCGGTTAATCAAACAACCGTGATGACCGGAACAACTGCTCAGGTTCCTCCGGCAGACTTTGGAATCTACTTTCAAAACAGGTTAGTCCTAAAAACCAGCGATCACTACATTGCTGTGAGCGACATATTGAGCGACACGTTTGATATGCAACTCAACAACTTTAACATCAACCTTGGCAGCGGTGATGACATTATTGGGTTCCTGCCGTGGATTGAGAGTCAGTTTTTGGTGTTTATGCGCCGCGCTATTTACATTGCGTTCGTGCAAACCACTAACTACATCTCTGGCCCTCCTGGGATAGAGAGCAGCATTACTGTGGTCACCAACGAGGTTGGGTGCCTTTCTCGGCGCAGCATCGTAAATGCTGGCCAGTTCGTGTTCTTCTTGTCTCCAAAGGGCGTGCATATGCTGACGCCGCAGCTCGATCTTAAGCTGCTGGGTAACACTCAGCCACTCAGTGAGCCGATTGCTGACTTCTTTGATGCAATCAACTACAACACGGCCTTTCACGCAGCCGCGGCGTATTACAATAACCGCTTTTACATTAGCATTCCTTGGAAGGGCAGCGAATACAGCGCCCAAAATCCAACTTGGAGCTACAATAACCGGATAGCGGTTTACAACACACTCAATCAGCAATGGGAGTCGATTGACTCATACCAGAGCGACATGTTCGTGGATGAGTTTTTCACATGCTCCTATGGTAATGAAAGACGCTTGATGGCCGGCTGCCGTATCTGGGCAGGCTGGAGACAAGGAGATGCCTTTAATCCGATCCTGAGCCCAGGCGTTGCGCTGTTTGAGGAGACTCAAGACTTTGACGAATGGTCGTACATTTACGACGATCCAGACTACGTCATCATGCCATCTCCAATCATCGGCATTATGAGATCAAGGGAGTACATGTTTGACTCCCTTAACGAGAAGCGGTTTCTCAGGGCTCAGGTACAAACCAACAATAACGTAGGAGATCGTGTTCAGATTTACGTTAATGTGCATGATTTTGATGCCAGAGAAATGGTGATGGACTACACCTTTGAGCAGGGAACCGACGCCACACTGAGGCCGCGGATTGCCCTCAGAGGATCTGCCATTGATGTTGAGGCGCACATTTTATCTGGATCACCTTCAATTAAAACGATTCAGGTGACTGGAATAACAACTGATAGACAGATGATTTCACAAGAATAACAATGAGCAAAATTACAACATTCTCTGATTTTTTAGCATACACAATTTATTACAAAAACATCTGCAAGAACAATGACCTGCTAAAGCAATACTGGGACGGATGTACTTCAATTTATGTAAATAACAACTATCCTGTTTTTCAGGCTGGTTTGTTTTCAAATAATTTTGACGAGCATTTGGAGATTTTACATGAAAGGCACTGGCAAAACGGATCAAAAAAAGTCCTAGATGCCGGATGCGGAATTGGAAAGGTCACAAACTCTTTTGCAAAAAAGCACCCTGAAGCATCTTTTACAGGGCTGACAATTTCATCAGAGCAGGTCCAGATTGCAGAGGCAGAGGCAGAGGCTCTTGGAAACTGCGCGTTTGTACAAGGGTCTTATGACTCTATGCCGTTTGAAGATGCCACCTTTGATTTTGTTTATTTTTACCAAAGCATAGGATATAGGCCGCTTGTTGATGTCCTTGCAGAGGCGTACCGTGTACTTAAGCCTGGAGGCAAATTGTTAATTTCTGACATGTGTTCTGTGGATGACCCTCATCCACATGAGGCTTGGGAAATAAAACAGCTTCAAAAGATATGGCATTACATGTGTTACCCGTGCTGGTATCATTTGAAGGCAGCAGAGATTTCTGGCTTTAAGTTAATTGAGCACAATTCCAATCTAAATCAAATTGTTGATTACACTGTTTGGGCAGATTTGGTAAACGGTGGGCTTGGAAGTTTCCATAAAAATGAAGTTCCGTTTTCGCCAATTAAAGTTTCTGAGTTTTTGTATCAAAAATAATGGATTATTGTAGCAAGCCAAGCGAAGTGGCCAAAACGCCAAAAGCATTAGGCGTGATGCAATTTATTGCCAACGGGAACAATCACGCTTTTGATTTCATTTGGAGATGCTGGAACTTTTGCCACATCATAGATGACTTGGTTGACAAAGACGAAAGCGTAACGATCAACGAAATAGCCAGAGAGATATTTCTGTTTATTCAGATGATTTCTTTGAATCCATTTTTTCAGCTTCACAAGCATAGCCTTCTTCCGCTTATACTGAATGCTTGTGATGGCTGGGTGGCCGGAGAAAGAGCGGCAAGCCAAGGAAAACGATATTCAGCAGTGCTTAAATGCAGCGACTTTGTGATATATTCTCATGTCGCCTTCCTTGTTGGAGGGTGGGAGCACATGCGGAATCTTGACGAGATACGGTCTTACGATAAGGAGTAAATTATGGGCGATTACGGCGGCGGCGGATCAACAGTAGTACAGGCACCAGCGGCTCCTGATTACACGGAGTCGATGGAAAGCATCTTGGCTGCACAGGTTAAGATGGCTCCTGAGGTGTATGCCTCTGAGGCGAAATATCAGCCACTTTATGGTGCCCTACAAGCTCAGCAGCAGGCATTTCAAACTCAGCAGAGCTTGGACATCGCCAAGAAAGCCTATCCGCAAATTGCGGAGATGGAGGCGGCCTACAATCAGGCCAACCGAGCCGCTGAACTTGGGCAGCTTCAGACCGCTTTGCCGGCATACCAGCAGGCATTTAACGCTCTGACTCCTGGGTATGCTCAGGCTGTCGAAAATGCCGGCCAGTTAGCTCAATCAGCAACAGCCCAAGCTCTTAATCGACCAGTTTTTGGTTCATACCAAAATGCGGTCAGGGACCCGTATGGGGCACCGATGACATTGGCGCAGCCGCGGATGGTTTCCATGGCTCAGCCACAGGCGCAGCAGCCTTCTTTAGCTTCTGGAGCCCTACAGGTCCAAGGCAACTTAGGGCCAATTTCTGCTGAGCGCCCTGGCATGATGCTTGGCCAAAGACAGGGTCCGGCAGATAACATTGCCAGACAAATACAAAATATACCTAGCACACAGCAGGCTTATTCTAACCTGCAAGAGACTCCTGCCGGCGGATACGTCAACGCAGTTCGAGGATTTACTCCAGACAGAAATCTGGCATCAAACATCCAGAACCTAGATCAGGGTTCTGTTAATCAGTATATTGGAGCAATGCCAGGAATGGGGCAATACGCCGACTTCTTGGCACAGAGTTCTGCTCAACAGCTGATGGCCGGCAAAAGCCTTACAGCAGAAGAGCAACGCCTGGCAGATCAGGCTGCTCGCTCTGCGTATGCCGCAAGAGGGACTGCGCTTGGACCTCAAGCAGTAAGCGCTGAGATTCTTAACCGTTCTGATGTGGCCAACAGGCGCTATCAAGAGCGATTGCAAAATGCGGCTCAAGCTGCCGGCACAATCCAAGCCATTTACCAGCCAGCATTGGCTCAGTCATTGCAACGCCAGCAGGCTGGTATTGAATACGGCATGGGGCAACAGAAGCTCCTTCAGTCCGCTCAAGAGCAGGCTTACCAACAAGCCATGGGTCGCGAGCAGCTTGGCGCAGGCATTCAGCAGGCAGCTTTCCAGCAGGCACTGCAACGTGGCCAAGCAGAACAGCAGGCTTACGCTGCGGGAACACAGGCTCAGGCGGCTCAGGCTGCTTTGGGTGCTGGAGCTATGTCTCAGTTGCAGGCAGCTCAGGCTCCTGTGTTGCAGGCATTCTACAAGCAGCCTATCCTTCAGGGGCAGGAGGGCCAGGCGCAGCAGATGGCAATGGCCATGCAACAGCAGTCAGGACCGCAGTTGTTTAACCCAGAGTCTCAGACTGGCATGGGTAGCATCTATGGCGCGTACAACTCGCAGATGAACCTAGCTGGCGCTCAGGCTCAGGCTAATGCTGCCAAGTCGGCTGGGCAGTCCAGTATGATTGGCTCGCTTGGCGGCGGTCTTTTATCTGCTGGAGGAATGATCGGCGGAGCAATGATTCTTTAATGACTGCTGAACAAATTATATCACTTGCGCTTAAGCACGCTAAACGACCTGCTGTTCTTTGGAGCGGCGGCAAAGACAGCACCGTGCTGCTTGATCTTGCCAGAAAGGTCCGGCCTGATATTGAGGTTATTCACTTCAAGCTGCCGTTCCTGTCGCATAAGTACGCCTTTCATCACCTTGTACAAGAGAACCTAGGGCTGACTGTCCACGACTGGGTTCCTGTGTCTGTGGCATTGACGCACGGAAACAGCAGGATTGACGTGTGCGAAAATTACTCGCTTGGCGATGGCAGCTTAAAGGTGATGCGAGGCACTGAGCCGATGCAGGCCGGAAAGCCTTGGGTATGCGGCAAGGAGTGGCTCAATCGTCCCAAAGGGCACATCGTCTCTGACTTTGATGTGCTTCTGTGTGGGCACAAGAGTAGCGACGAAGATCCTCTGACTGGAAGCATTCCGCTTGAGATCGACAAAAAGGTTCTTGGCCCAAACACGGAAATGTGGTTTCCGCTGCGTCACTGGACCGATCAAGACATCTCTTCGTACATCAAGACCAACGGCGTGACCTTTGACACGAACAGGTATGATGAGAATGTAGTTAGCAAGCCAGACAAGCACATGAACACTGACTACGTTCATGCCTGCTTTAATTGTGTAGACAAGCGACTCGGCAAGTTTGTGGATTGCCCTAAGTATGGCATCCAAGTAGAGAACGTCCATGAGCACGTCCTGCACGATCAACCTGTCGCTGAATACTGCAACATCCGATCTGGATTGCAGAGCCTGCGGAGCGTGTTGCAGTCACAAATGGAGTTGGCCGGTGCTTCGCCGGGACAGGGCTGACGCAGCAGAAATACCAGCAGAACTCATTCGAGATGATTACCCACTTCTTAAAACGTGCAACAATAGATGCGCTGCATTGTCTGGAGTTGTTGGAGAATCAGTTTCGTGTACAATTTACGAAAATCGTCCACAGGCTTGCAGGCAGTTTAAGGCCGGCAGTCTACTGTGCTTAGAAGCTAGGAGATCATTTTATGGCAAAACCAATTAATCTTTACCAAGGCCCAGCTCCGGCAGCCATGGGCATGATGGGCCAAGGCATCCTTGAGGCTGGAGCCAACATTGGCCGCACGATTCAAAGTGGCTATGAGGCAATGGGTAAAGGGCTTGCTGGTGGGATCTCAAGTGCAGCCAGTTCGATTGCTGGGGCGTATACGCAAAGCAAAGACGATCAAGCCAAGTTTGACGCTACCAAAAAGCTGTTCAATGCCTTTGAGAGCTATCTGCCAAAGCAAAAAGATCTAGAGACTGGCAAGGAGTTTAGCCCAATTGGAAATCAGATTAGGGCGATATTTAATGACACAACGATGTCAGTCAGAGAGAAGAATGCCATGGCTCCGACGTTACTAAGCTTCCTTGCTAACGCACAGCAGCAGTACGGCAGAGAATCGGTTGCAAACATCATGAACGCTGGTCGCGTTGAGGCGGCTGGCGCTCGCAGGCCGGGGCCAGTGGCAGGCACCTCTTTTGGTGGAGTGCCTACAGTTGACCAACTCCTCAACTCTTCTGTTGGGCAGCCTCAGGCCAATGATGGCTCTTACGCTTTGCCGGCAAATCCATCTCAAGGAAACCCTGGGGCATTGATAAGCAATGCGCCATATGCTCAAGAATCAGGCACGCGAGTTGATCCAAATACTGGAATGACTCAATTCTGGGATCCAAAAGTAAAGCGCTGGATTGATGAGGAGTTGTACTTTAATCCACAAACACTTGGGCTAGAGCGTCCGCCTCAATAATTTTTATGGCTGATCCAACCTACCTAGACAGGCTTTACGACGAGATCGGTCAGTACGGAGATCGCATCAAAGCTACATTTGGCGGAAGCGGAGGATTGCCTCAAATTGCTGCAAATTGGGCAACTCCTTACGGTCCTTCTCGGGAAGAAATGCTGGCAGAGCAAAATAGGCTTAGGCTACAGCAGGCCAAAGAGGAACTGATGGCGCAGCAAAGTGCTGGGCAATTGTCAGAAGCAGACATGCTTGAAGGCCAGGCTATTCAAGAAAATATCGGAAACCAACTTCAAGGACTTGAGCGGCGTATTGGAGTTCCAGCAGCTTCTCCTGAAGAAATAATGCAGCAGCAGGACGAGGGGAATCGCCGGTATGTGCAGTATTTAAGGCAAAATGCAGCGGCGTTACAAGGGCCGTTTCTGCCTCAAGACCAACGGGAGGCTCTTTCCAGAGAAGAGTACCAAAAGTACGTCATAGAAGGGCAGGCTCCAGTAAAAGCACAACTAAGCCGGCCAGCAGAGGTTATTCCAGCCCCTGCCGCGGTTGCAGAGATGGCGGCGGCCATGCCAAGACAGCAACAGCCTCGTAGTATCCCAACGCTTTCAGAAGTTCCACAGGAGGCTGTTTACGCCCAACAGCTTGGGCAGCCACAAAGAGCTACCATTAAAGATAAAATTGCTTCGCTTCCATACGAGGCGGACAGAATTGACGCAACCAGAAAAGTCATTCAGCAGGCTAGACTGAAGACGTACAATGATGCGTTAAAGTATGTTAGCGAAACTTATGGCATTGAGACAACCCAGGGCCAGAATGCGTTAAAGACAATCAAGGACAGCATTGAGGAAAATCTTCCTTTACCAAAGCCAATTGAAGAACATCAGCAGTTTAAAAGTGCTGAGAAAAACTGGACTGATTTAAGGGAGACTCAAAATAGAATCAGCAAGGTCACTGGACAAGTTGAAGAGGCCCAAAGGCTGATGGAGATTGATCCAAATCAGGCCCTTATTCACATGAAAGCAAATGTGATTAAGCCGCTTAACTCAATCCTGTCTAATGACGCAATTCAATTGCAGGAAATGATTGTTCGCTTTAGCGATTTGCTAAGCGGATCAGAGCTTGCTCAGATTGCAGGAAAGGGGATATTTAATCCTACAATTCTTTTTAACAAATACCTGTCTCTTGATGACAAAGAAAAAGAAGGATTTATTGAAAAGTTTACAAGAACGCTTTCAGAGGCAAATCCTCAACGGTTTCTTGATACTGCAATTAACGGAGTAAACGGATACATCAATCGGTACAACAAGGATCTGACCAATCAGGTCATCAACATAACAAGCCCAACGGTTGCAAGGCAGATGGGAGCCGTGTTGATGGAGCCACTAAAGGCGAGACCGATGCAAGCTGAGCTTCCAGCCACATATCCTCAAGCTGGAGTCCCAGTTGCTGGGCAGCAAAAAACTGCCGTTCCGCTGGATATTGAGGCGATGCGGTCTCGTTACAAAAAGCAATAATTATGGCTGACATCAACGAACTTTACGACCTCTTAAGGAGTGCTGATGCTGCCGCCCAAGCAGGCGACCAGCAAGCGGCAGCCGATGTTCAGGCTTTGCTTGGTGAGATTGATCGGATTCAATCCGAGACAAAACAAGCGCAGCCGGTTGCAGAGCAAAGCGCAGGAAAGGAGGCGCTCGATTACGCTGCACCTGTAATTCGTGGAGTTCTTCCAGCCGTAGCTACTCTCGGAGCTGGAGCTCTTGCAGCAGCAGCGGTGGGGGCACCAGCAGCCGCTGGAGCTGGCGCATTGGCTCTTGGAAGTGCTCTTGCTGATCCAATTGTTGCTGGTGTCAATAAGCTGTTTGGAACTCGCTTAACCAGCCCAACAGAAGCCTGGTCACAGGTCATGGATCAAATTGGCATACCCGTTTCCTCAAGTGAGGGAGCCAGGCTTGTCGAAGCCATTTCTGCGGGTGGCGCAAGCGCACTTACTGGCGTTGGAGCAGGAAAGCTACTCATGCAGCTTGCTTCCCCAAAAGCGAGAGCAATTGGCGCAGCACTGGCGTCTGGCCCAGGCCAACAGGTTGTTGCTGGCATGGGTGCTGGCGCTGGCAGTGAGATTGCCAGATCAAAGGCAGAAGAACTTGGAGCAGGAGAAACTGGCCAAACTATTGCCGGGCTTGTTGGTGGGCTTGCTGGTGGTATGGCTGGCGCAAAGCTAGGAGCTTCAAGAAGCCTTGCTCCAGTTCAGCCAAAAGTGCCAGGCATGACTCCCGCCGAAGTTGCAGCAACGGTTGCAGAGGCTGAGGCTGCCGGAAAGTCAGTGATGACTTCTGATGTATTTCCACCTGAAACAAAATGGCAGAAGCTTAGGCAGGAGTTTACTGAAGGCACACTTCTTGGAACGGCCCCACAGCGGGCACTTGAACAGCAGGATCGTGTCAACACAGTGTCTGAGTTGCTGTCTCGATTCGGAGCCGCAGCTGATTCTGAAGTCATTGATGACGTGATGAAATCGCTTGGCCGCGAGAGGTCAGCGCAACTTTCAACATGGACAGGCCAAAAGAATGCAATCATTGGCAGAGTATCTGGCGCTATGCCAGCCATGCAGGCTTCTGAGCTTAGCTCTACATTGGCCACAATTGATTCAGAGGCCAAACGGTTAACGGGAATCAACAAAAGTCATTATGCTCCTGCAATCTCTAAGCTGTCTGAAATTAAGGCAGCCCTGTTAGGAGATCCAATCCTTGATCCAGCAACAAATGCTGTGATTGGCTACACAGGAAAGTCGCTTGCTCAGATTGAGCCAAATCTTCGTGTTGTAGGAACCTCTTTGGCAAAAGATCCATCTCTTGCCCACATCAAGAGTGAATTTGAAAAAATTGGCCAAAAGGTTTATAGGTCACTACGGAATGATGTGAGAGGTTTTATTGAGGCGGCTGAAGGCCCTGCTGTAGCCTCAGAGTGGACAAAGGCAAATGCCGAGATCCACAACATGATTGGAGAGACTGAATCTACTGCACTTCGCTCTGTGCTTCGTAGAGGCAAAGCCAATCCAGAACAGGTTGCGCAGTTGTTATTCTCCCAGAAGCCAAGCGACATTCGTATCCTGGTGAGGAACCTTGATGCTGCTGGACTTGATAGCGCCAAGTCAGCAATCCTCTCAAAGGTTGCCAAAGACTCGCTTGTCAGCAGTGGCGATATTTCAATTCCAAAATTTCTCAACAATATCCAGAAGCAGTCTAGGCCGCTTGGAATTGTTTTTAGTCAGCCCGAGTTGGATTTAATCAACGGCAAGATTAACTACCTCAAACTCACTCAGCGATCTGGCTCGTTTAACGACAATCCGCAGACCGGCGCAAAGCTGGCGATGCCGTTGTTCGTGCAGATGATCGCTAACGCTGCCGGTGGCGTTGCTAATGCTGCCGGTGCTATCGGGGGGATTGGCTTGGCTGCCCGTGCGTATGAGTCTCCAACAACGCGGAGGCTCTTAATGAAGTTGCCAAGTCTTGCTCCAAACAGCCCAGAGCAGCTTGCGGTGGCAAAGCGAATTTCGACGTCATTGCAGTCTGACTATGCCAATCAGATTGCAGACCAGGTTCGTAACAAACAGCTTACATTCCTGCCTGAGTCCACGCAGCAAGAGAAAGTTGGTCAAGGAATGGCCATGACAGACGCCACAACTGGGTACAGGATGCTGACCAAAGACAACAAGAAGTTTGGCCTGTATGGTCCAGACAATCAGCGTATTGGGATCTTCAGCTCACAGGAAGACGCCCGCAAGCGCGCAGAGAAGGAATTTAGAAAACGCAAGTAACCATATGCCACTCAAGCACTCACCCACCGAAAAGGCGTTCGTCGAGAACATCAAAGCCGAGATCAAGTCCGGCAAGCCGCCCAAGCAAGCCGCGGCCATCGCTTACTCAGTACAGAAAGAAGCTGCTAAGAAACAGGCCGCTGCAAAAAAGCGGTAAAGTTTTCTTGAATCGCTGCCGATTCCATAGTTGTCTGCAAACCAGTGGCAAGCGGGCACGGTTGCTCGCTGCCACATAACCAAATAATCCAAACATGAAAGTTGCTAAAATCGCTGACCTCGCCAACTTGGCTGACGGCAGCATCATCGGAGAGATGTCAGTGCAGGTTAAGGCTGCATTCCCGCCAAAGACCGGCGAAGGCAAGTACGGCCCATGGCGTGTACAAGCCGTAATCCTCAAGGACAGCACCGGAGAGACTCGGGCGTCCTTCTGGACCAAGGACGAGATGAAGGATCTCGTCGGCCAGACCATCACCATCAAGTCACAGGGCGGCTCCAAGGGTCTTCAGGGACTCAGTGTAAAGTTCAACTCACACTCAAATACCAACGAGCTGAACGTCACTGACAAGGCTGCAATCATCGACTCTGCTGCTGGCGCTTTCCGTCAGGCTGAGACTGCCAACAAGGTGAACGCATCCCTTGCTTCTGGCCAGGGCGGCGGCACTTCTGCTGATGCCAAGCGTCTCATCTTCCAGCGTGCTCAGCTCTATGTTGAGTGTGCCAAGGCCGCAAAGTGGGCGGCCAGTGAAGCTGGTATCACTGAAGCAGAAGGCATTCAGGCCATCCGTGCTTCTTTGTTCATCTCTGCCGACAAGGCCAACCTCTGGAACTGTTTCCCTGTTACTGTGGCCAAGCAGGCCCCGGCAGAAGTGCCTGACGAGATCCCCATGGGCGGTGACGACGTTGATGAGTTCACCAAGGAAGCCGGATGGTAAACTCCCGCGCCAAGGGTGCCCGTGGAGAACGACTCTGGCGTGATGAGCTCCGTGAAGCTGGCTTCACTGCAAGGCGGGGCCAGCAGTTCGCCGGGGGCACAGACTCGCCTGACGTCATCTGCGAGGAGCTTAAGAACCTCCACATGGAAGTGAAGTGTGTGGAAGCTCTGAACCTCGACAAGGCTTGCGAACAAGCTGAGCGTGATGCGGGACAGAAAGCCTGGATCGTGGCTCACAAGAAGAACCGCAAGCACTGGAAGGTGACCATGGACGCCGGCTTCTTCTTCCAACTCCTCCGTGAAGGCATGGACTGCCTCACTGAAAAGCAAGAAGTTGCTGAAGATGTTAGTATGCTTCCGCCCGACAGGGGTACGATGTGGTTTAAGTGGAAGAAATAACTCTGGGACGCCAGATCGGGAACGCCGCCAAGTGTCAATGGGCGTGACTTGCCGGGGAGAGACCGGCACGGAGAGAAACCTACCGTGGGGTAGCCTTAAAGCTGTCCTGAAATACGCGCCGAAGGTACGAGGCATATGCAGACCTGACAGCCGGGAGAGACCGCTCAGGGGCTGCGCATCTGTCAACACGCAGACCAACCAAAATATACTATGCCTAAAACAAACTCAGAGACAATGATGCTAAAGCGGGTGACACCCAAGCAGTGGTTCACTCGCGTCAACAACGTGCCCAAGAAGATGCAGACCGAGGTTGCCCATGTGGTGTGGTGGGACTGGTTCTCAGGCCGGAACGTCACTCAACGCTGGCCACATTTAGACACGTTCATTAAGCGACCCAAGTGGCACCAGCCAACGGATGCTCAGATCGTCGAAGGCCTCATGCTGTGTGGCTACTCCCAGGCTTATGCCACCAAACGCATCACCAACAAGAACAACAAAGGACAAAGCAAGAAATAAATATGATCGACCAAGAAAATCTAAACCAGTGGACGGTAGACCCAGACAAGCTTAAGCGTGATTACGATGAACTTCAGAAGAAGCATGAGACATTTAACGAGCTCATGGCTGATCATTTTATTAAGACGAACAGGGGTATTATTAAACTTCAAGCAGAACGAGATGAGGCCCGCGAGGAAGTGAAGCGGCTAACTTCTGCTCTCTGCAACAGCAATGCACAGCAACTTGATCAAGCATTGCATGAGCGCGACGAAGCCCGCGCCGAGGTGGAACGGTTAAAAGCGCAGATTCTTGAAGATCAAAGCAAGTGCAACCCCTATGTGTCGCTTGCAACGCAAAAAGATTTATATCAGGCTCTCGCTGACATTGAGAGGTTAAATGAAAGACTTGGTTTTGTATCTGATGAGTCAATCAATGCAATGAACCAACGCGACAAAGCACACGCCCGGCTTCAGAAACTGGAAAAAGAAATCCGAGAGGAAGAGCATGAAAAACAGGCCGAGATAGAGCGGCTCACGATGGAGTTTGC